TCAACAAATTTTGGAATTATAGGTACGGGTTTCCAGTCAAGATTTAAATAAGATAAATCACCATTTATAGAAAATTCATCTTTATATTTTTGTGTTGATTGTTCACCTCTAGCATATAATTTTAGTCTATGGAATTCTCGTTGGTTTTGAAGGAATCTACCTGTACCGGCACTCTTTCTAAACCACTCATTTTTTATACCTCTTGCCACTTCCATTCCGTATTTTTCGCTATTTTTTGTAGCGTCATCAACCGATTGGCTGGGAAATTGAGTTGTATATCCTGTAGCTTCTGCCATTATTATAATATTTTACTTTTTAATCCTGAATTATTATATTTAGAAAATCCAAAATCTATCTTTCTTGTTTGTCTTTCTGCTCTTGGAGCATATAAATGTCTTTGGCAAGCCATTATAGCTAAACCACTACTTATTGAAGCATCAAACTTTGTTCTATTGTTAATATTAAACTTAGACCAATCTTCAAGTGTTCTTTGAAAATACATTCTACCATGCTCTTCTTCTGTTATTCCTACATTAGTTTCTATATAGGATTCTATTGCAGAGGCATGAGCTTGCTTTATATCTTCAGATGAGTTAGGTATACCCCCTAATTCTCTTTCTGTTATAGATAATTTATTTGTAAGTTTGTCAGGGCGGTTCATAGAAAAGCCTCTGTATCCTCTTCTTTTTAAATGATATAATAATCTAGGCTTATTATTTTCTGCAAGTATTGGCATACCATAAAATATAATAGCCATTAATACATCTTCAAAAAACATTTCAGCTGTTTGTGGTCTTGCAATATATTCTAAAAAGAATTGTGACTTAGGAACATCTGGTGATAACGAAAAACTTGTTAATCCGTGTAGCGATCCATTTGAACCACCACCATCTGTTGTTCCGCTTATATCGTAGCTATCACAACCAAAAGCACCATAAGCTTTATTACCTGGATATTTAATACCATTTTTAATTTCTATATTATTCTGCATATCCGTTGGAAGAATCCAAGATATTCTAAATCTTCCTTCAGAATTAGGATAAAATTGTACTTCAGTATCTTTAACACCGTTCTTCCATTGAAAAGAACCTTTTGTTACATATCCTGATGCAACCATTTCTTCATTAAAATCTATCTGTTCATATATTCTTGATAAATTAAATATTGATTCTTTTGTTTCATCTCTAAATGCATGTTTTTCAGTTCTAGGAAACTGTCTATAATATTCGTTTAAAGCATCGGCATTATCTTTGAGCCCATCTGCTTCATTCTCCCAATGATCGATAACTCCGTTGTAGATAAGTTCCCCGTCAATTCCTTCAACCGGAGTTTCCGGAGTGTCGAAGACAGGAAAACCAAATTTGTTAATGAATCCTTCGAAGTTCCATTCCATAGGTATGAACAAAGCATATAATCCACTAGCAGTCTGCCCATTGCGATTTCTTTTTTTCTTTGTGAGATCTGAGTCATTATAAATTTTTTTAAAATTACTACCACCTTTGTCTAATGCATTAGATGTAGATCCCATCATACATTTACCAACTATCTTCGAACCGAGACGGAGACACGTCTTTGTGACCCTCCAGTTATTGAGAATGTTGTCCGGCTTCTCCCACTTGCCCGATTCATCATGGACGAGGATCTGTAATTTCTCCCCGTCGTAGGAATTGTCACCTGTATTCTTCCAGTCGATGGTGGTATCAAGTCCCATTTGATCACCCTCTTCGGCGGTTGGGGTGGTTGCTTGTATCGTCTTTCTTGTGAGCCTTCTCGATGGTACCTTGTACGATAATTCTGTCTTTGGCCTCTCCATGCCATCCTGTATTGGTTTAAAAAAGAATGGGTAGTTCGTGGAAATTGGGACAACCTTATCCGTGAACATCTTCTTCGCGTCTCCTCCAGTCTTTGAAAGTATCCCAAATCTTGCATCTCTGGTAACAGTTGCCACGTTGACAACTTCCGAACTCGCCATAAAGGAGAAACCAGACCGTCTGTTCTTGAGGTAGCACATTCCATAACACCTATAATCCGCCTTGCATGCCTCCCAGAAATAAAAAAATAATCTGTTTGCGTGTCTAAAATCGGGTGAACCCACATCGATCTTTGTCCAATTGAGGTATATATAATGGGAGCCGGTGAGGTAACATGGCTCACCGTTGCACATGAACCAGTAACCATCAGAACGAAAATCAAACTCCTTGTTAATATATTCATAATACTTTTCTTTTATATCCTCATTATACGACTTAAAATTATATATACTTTTTATTTTTTTAAGTGTAGCTGGTTTAGGTGTTTGAATAAATACTTGATCTTCTTTTTTTAATTCTTTACCATTAATTTCTTTAGGTATTAAAGGAAGTGCAATTTTTAATCCTTGTATTTCATATATTTCACCTATTGTACCGTCTTTACTTATAACAACACAATCTAAATCTTTATTATAACCGTACTCGAATTTTTTATATCTATTATTATTTTTAACTAATTTAGATGATAAATGTTCGGTGTGTATCTTATATAAGGTTTGATTATACATTATTTAATACGATCTTCTACACCGAAGAATTCTTGTTTTTTAGATTTGTCTTCTTTTTCTACACTGTTAAGTTCTTCTACTTTAGCCATCATAGCTATAGCGTCTTCCATAGCTAATCTATAGGCTGATGCTGATATTTTTACTTTTTCAGGATCTAGTTCTTCTGGATCCATTTTTTTATTCATAACTTTTATTAACTCTTCTATAGAGTTTTCAGCAGCTTTGAGTAGTCTCTCTCTTGTTTTTTTTACGTCCATAGTTGATTGTTATATGATGTGATAAAATTCTGTATAATTTTTGATCCTCAATATTAAACTCATATTCGGAATCTGGTGTAAAGCCCACTATATCGCCTACGGACACGTTTAACGAACTTAAAAGCTTATTATTATATACAAGCTCACCAACTAATTCTTTTTCTTTTAAAAGACTCCATTTGAAATCTTGTGGTAATGGTTTAACAAAACAATATTTGTCAGGACATTTCCATTCACCATTATTTTTGTATGCATACACTTGTTCTGGACTAACGGAATAAATATTTTCATCAATATATGATGATGAATTTTTTTCTTTACCCCTAACATCAATCCATCTTCTAAATACATTGTGATTAACAATTACTTTATCACCTGGTTTTATTCTTGTTTTATAATTTATAGGTATGCTTTTAACTGTACCTATTCTATTAACAAACTTATAATCTCTTTCAGATAATTCAGAATTAATTATTAGTTCTTTGCCATCTATGTATTTTTTATTGTCGTATCTGCTATCAGTATATATAATATAATTGTAAAGTGATTTCATTAATAATCTAAATTGTATTCTACAGAAACAGCCATATTTGTATTAAAATGTTTCCATGGTATTTGATTACTATCTTTTTCTATGTATATGTGATAGCCATCATCTTTTTCAAATATATCACATATTGTATGACCACCATAAACCTCTTGCCCTACAGAATAATGCATAGCTTCGTTTTTATAGTCTTGGCCAATTGATATTTTTCTTATTAATTTCATTTAATTTTCTTTTTTTCATCTAAACTAAAAAGTGTATGTATAATTATAGCTACAACGGAATGTAATAATACTTTACTAAATGCATCACCATAAGGCATAACATTACTATAGAAACCGTATAAATACAATATGCATGCAAATACATTCATTCCTATTACAAAATTACCTAGCCAGAATTTTAATCTAGCATTCCAAAATATTTTTAACACAAAAAATATTGCTATAATTACAATAAATTCAATTAAGAATTGTTCCACTTTAAATTTTATTTAATACGTCCAAAGAGTTATTTTAGGAGCATCGGGATAACCAATACCTACATGGACAAAATTATTTTTTCTACTTACACCTATTCTTGTAAAGCCAACTTCCATAGCAGCTTTAACTAATTTAAATGTTGCCTCACCACCTACACTTGCAATATCAACAGCATTACCGTATGCGTGTTCGCCTGGCGCTTTTTTCTTTGCTTCTATTGGATGATCAGGGCTTCTATAACTTGATGTTATTTTTAATGGTGAACCATATACTTCTCGCAAGTTATCTAACATACTAAGAAGTTTTTTATTCATCAATTTAAATTCATTAAATTCAGATTCATTAAAATATTTTAAAGGCATTTTATTTTTGATTTAATTTATTTTTTATACCTATAATGGTATATATTATAGTTAATACTAATACTACTGTTTGTAGCAGCGGATTTATATCTGGCATTATAGAAAAGGTGAATCCACCTAAGCTTATACCATAAATTCTTAAGTCTTGCATTTTATTTGTGCATTTTGTTTCCAAAGACTTTCTCCACACCTCGTGATCCGAAATAGCCTCCGATTACTATTGTTAATAAACCGGTTATTGAATCAAGTGGATAACTTAAGTACCACCCAATTACATAGCTTACTGTTAAAAATATTAATACTAAAGGACGAACATTAGCCGCAAGCCATGCTCCTGAGTTTGCATCTGCAACCCATCTTTCTGTTGTCCCATCTATTTCAGCTCTTTCAAGTTTTAGTTTTTCTAATGCAATTTCTTTATCGCCATCAGACATTTCACTACTACCTATTATAGCTTCTATTATACCACCGGCTGGTGTGCCGCTAGCTATTGATCCTACTACAGCTGGAATTTTATTTAATAAAAACTTTCCAACTGCAGTGTCTTTAAATTTTTTTTTCATATTATTTAATTAAATTTTATGTAATACCAAAGGTTGCTTTTGTATTATCAAAAGCCGCATCAACTTCCGTTGCTGAAAATGTTCTATCATGGAATTTTATCATACCTATTTTACCATCAAAATCATAGCCAGAAGCTAATGAATATTTACCAATAGTTATATTATTTGTATTAGTTGAAACAGTACCTGATGTTGAGTCGGTATCTTCTAAAACTCCATTTATATAAAGTTTTCCAACTAAACTTGAATCAAAAGTAACTACAATATGCTCCCAACTTCCAGTACCCGAAACACCTTGACGTACATCTA